GGGTCGGCCTTTCAAAAAAACAAGAGAACTGCTTTTAAGCTTCATTTTTTAAACCACAGAGAAAAGCAGAGAAAAGCAGAGGGATATCTGAAACACAGAAGAACAGAGAAACAAAGAAATCTTGTGCAATCCTATATTATTTCGGTGCTTTCGGTGTTCTCGGTGATTCATATTTCAGTGTTTTCAGTGGTTAAGTATTAAATCCGTGTGAATCTTTGTTCCAGTTCATTTTCACCCTCAACCCTGTCCACTCTCCCCTAAAGGGCGAGGGGTAGTAAAGATTGCTACTTTTACCACAAGCTTCTGGCTCTGTTTCACCTTTTCACCTTTTCACTTTTCCACCGACTCCAACACTCCATCACTCCATAACTCCAGCACTCACTGTCCCTCATACACCTTCTGAAACTCCTGCAAGTCTTTCCAGGCTTCGCCTTTCCAGTTGGGATTGCGCAACAGGGCTGCGGGGTGATAGGTTACAAAAGCGGGAATACCCATGAATTCATGTGCTTTACCCCGGTGCCAACCAAGGGTATTGCTGTTGCCAAGCAAGCTTTGTGCGGCCACCAGGCCCATCAGTAGTAATAGTTTGGGCTGAACTATCTCTATCTGTTCCACCAGATAGGGCAGGCAGGCCAGGCGTTCCGCTTGTTCAGGATTTCGGTTTCCGGGAGGACGGCATTTCACGATATTGGCGATGTAAACTTCTTCCCTGTGGATCTTTATCGCGATCAGCATTTTATCCAGAAGGTTGCCTGCTGCTCCCACAAAGGGTCTGCCACTCAGGTTTTCCTGTTCTCCAGGGCCTTCACCGATAACCATCACTTTGGCGTCGGGATTGCCTTCCCCGTAAACGAATTTAATGCGACCTGTATGCAGCGGGCACAAGGTGCAGGTGGCATATTTTTGGCTTAGAGAGGCCAGTTGGGCGGCTTTCTGGTTTTCGGGACAGTAAAGATGGTTTATCCCACTGTTTTTCAACAACTCCAGATACTGGCGCAGAGCGCGGGAGGACATTCAGCTACAGGTCGTCGTCTTCGTCGTTGTCTTCGGCTTCGGAGAAGAAATCTTCGTCCTCGTCCTCATCCTCATCTTCAAAAGGATCCAGGCCTTCTTCGCCAAGGTCTTCGATGAATCTTTCGGAATCGTCTATGGTTTCTTCGCCTTCTTCGGGGCCTTCATCATCCTGGAAGGGCGAGGCTTCCTGTTGAGCAGCCAGTTCAGCTTCAGCCAGTTCGGTGATATAATCAGGAACATCATTGTCGGCTACGTGTTCCATAGACAGCACGGAGATCTTTTTCGCAAATTTATGCTTCACGTAGGTGGGAAACTGGTTCAGCCTTTGGGCTTCCAGCTTGGATAGCAGGCAGAACAGATAGTTCATGTCCACTTTTTCGAGAAAGTTCTCGATCTTTTCATTGATCATAGGGTTGTCTCCTGTGTTAAAAAGCCGTTTACCGGATTCTCATAGCGTGAAACCCGGTTTTCTTCGGCTCGGATAATGGCCAGTACGTCTTCCACAGCCAAGCTAAGGTCATCGTTTATCACCAGATAATCGTAATGTGGAATGAAGTTTAATTCGTCCCTGGCGATCTTGAGGCGTTTGGCGATTTCCTCATCGCTATCAGTTGCCCGGGTGACGAGCCTGTCCTTCAGAACCTCCATGGATGGAGGAATTATGAAGATCTTCACGAAAGGAATATCAGTGGCGCTGATCAGAGTGGCACCCTGCACATCGATATCCATGATCACGTGGTGGCGAGCCGCCAAGCGTGTTTTAATGTAGCTGATCGAGGTGCCATACCAGTTCCCAAATACCCGGGCGTGTTCCAGAAAATCTCCTGCATCGATGCGCCGCAAAAATTCCTGTTCATCCACAAAGTGATAATGAACGCCATTTTGCTCAACTCCACGTGGTTTACGAGTCGTGAATGATACCGAATAGTCGATGTTATCCGTAATCTTCAGGATTTCATTCAGGATCGTGCTTTTCCCTCCTCCCGAAGGAGCGGAAAGAATGATCAGGAAATTGCTGCTTTTTGCTATCACTCTGGCGTGTAATTCTTGAGGGGTGCTTTACTCGGGAATTATTTTTTGGTATTCCACGGGGGAAAGCAGGTTTTCCAACTCTTCAGGATTGGAAAGACGAACCTTAACCAGCCAGCCTTCTTCAAAAGCCGATTTGTTGATCAGGTCGGGACTGTCTTCCAGATCACCGTTTTTTTCTTCCACAATGCCGCTGACCGGGCTGATCAGGTCTTCCACAGCCTTCACAGCTTCGATTGAACCACAGGGTTCGCCAGCCGAAACCTTAGCGCCAACTTCAGGAAGCTCCACAAACACAATGTCGCCCAATTCATGCTGGGCAAAATCACTGATTCCGATGGTGGCAATATCACCTTCCACCCGAATCCATTCATGGCTTTCGGTATAGAGCAGATCGTCTTGGATAATCATCTTTTCCTCCATAAAATATGGGTTTTTATATTTTTTCCCCAAGTCTTGCAAGGGCAGTTTTGTGTCAAGAACAATGTCCTTATCCACTCCACTCTCGCCATCCCGCTGCCTCGCATTATCCTCCCAACTGCCACCCTAATCCCATTGGCGTGGTATTCGGGTGGCACCCGGGTGGATACTGGGCGGCGAGAATGCAGGATGTATTGGGCTCATTCTTTTCATAAGATGCAATATCACCTTGTAACTTCATTTACTTTGTTACCCCAATCTCTGTCCCCTTGTGTTTCCCCCAGCTACTTACCCTTTTTCTTCTTCGGTAATGGCACTTCCGGTGTCGTGATTCTGATCAGTTCGCTCAGCCAAACCTCATCATCCCAGTTATCCTCAGGAATCAGAAACCAGTTTTTGGCTCCCGGATAGGGTGGCGCTTCCTCCACTTCATCCAAAAAGTTGCGTCCCGCCTGGGTCGGCTTTACGAACAGCATATCGTCGCACACCAACGCCACCATCTTTTCATCGCTATAGATGCCATACTCTCCGAACATCTTCAGTGAACGCAGCTCTCCTGCATCCCTTAGCTGTCCCAGCAGATACTCCACAGTTTCTTGTTTTGAGGCCATTGATACTCCTTATCTTAGAATGATGAAACTATTTATAACGCACTTTCCTGATTCCCTATTTGACTGTCTACAGTTTTATTTGGAGTTGCTATCCAAGATTAGAAGCAAAGAGAATTACTATAGCACTGAGAGAATTTTGCCTTCTTATTAAATAGAAGTGTTGCTCAAAATCAACAGTTCGGGAATCTTGGCTTCCAGCGATCCTTTTGTAATGGGTGCTTCTTGGCTTGACCAATTTCCAGGTGCTCATTTGTGTCATTTCATAGTCGTGAATAGATGAAATTACTTCTTGACATCAAATCGAAAACATCCATTATGTAATCAGGACGGATTCAATCTGTACATGAAGTTATAGACCTTTTAAATAAAAAACACATTAGGAGAGACTAATGAAAACAAAGCTTATTCTCTTGGTTATAGGGCTGATCTTAGCATTTGCGATCTATGCTCAAACAAATGCCGTGGCATTTGATGGCGTGGATGATCACGTTCAGGTAGCCACTTCGCTTGGCATCTCCAATACCTACACTGTGGAAGGATGGTTCTATCCCACAAGCTTGACGGGTCCAACAGACATAGATGTTTTTGGAAGAACCCTTTTTTCAGCATCAAACATTTCTGGATCTTATCCTCTCTGGCTTACTCTGCTAAATGGAAATTTATTGTTGAGAACCTGGACAGGTAGTTCCACCGATCAGACAATTAATGCAGGAATTTCCACCAATCAATGGTATCACATTGCAGTAACCTCCACAAAAGGTGGAACTACCAGGCTGTATTTAAATGGAAGCCAGATTCACAGTTATACAAATGCAAATACAACTACCTGGCCTTCCACCTTTACAATAGGAGCTATACGACCTTCACGACCCACTTCAAACCTGCCTTTTCAGGGAAGGATAGATGAGGTAAGGGTTTGGAATACAGTCCTGTCCGAAAGCGATATTCAAAACAACATGTTCATAAACATCGCTTCACCTCCTGCAAGCCTGGTAGGTTATTGGAAATTCAACGAAAGCTCTGGGACAACAGCATATGACAGTGCAGGAACAGCTCAAAACGGAACTCTGGCAAATGGAGCCGCTTTCAATACGAATGGCTTTGTGCAAGGATTGTATTACCGCGCCCGAGCCAATGGGAACTGGAATTCAGCATCAACCTGGCAAGCCTCAACCGACGGTTCCACCTGGAACAATGCGGTATTCTATCCGGTATTGCCCACTTTGGTGTATATCCCCAGCGGATATACAGTAACGCTGAACTCCAATGCAAAATGCCAGAACCTCACAATGGATGGTGGAACATTAAGTATGGGTACATATTCCCTGACCGTGGATGGGATCTATACCCAGAATTCAGGATCTATAACCGGCAGCACTCCAACGACTGACGGCTATTCCTCCGACCCGAACTATCTGGAGATTACTGAAAATGGAACAGCCATCACTGGTTTTTCTGCCTCCACCTCTCTGGGAAGCAATCTCCCTGCCAAGATAGACCGTCAGTGGTCTATTACTGGCAGTTTTGCCGGGAATAAAACTGCTACCTTCTATTGGGATGCCGCTGACGATGGCAATTTTAACTGGGGAGCTGTGGTTCCGTCAGTATACAAAGGTGCCACCGAATACACCCAAACTGCCTATGACGTAGTTTCGGATCCGCGCTGGGTAACGGTAAGCCTTCCCTCGTTCGATGCCAAGGCCACCTACACCATTGGCGCAGCAAATGACGAAACCCTGCCTGTGGAATTATCCTCCTTTACCGCAGTGCTCACAGCCGACTTCTTTGTGAAGCTGCATTGGGTTACCCAATCCGAAACGGGAGTTAGCGGTTTCTACGTGTATCGCGGCAGCAGCAGCGACTTGAGCGTTGCCTCCAGAATTAGCCCCATGATCAATGCCACCAATACCACTGCTTTGCAGGAATATGAATATACCGACTTCGAGCTTTACGAACCGGGCACCTATTACTACTGGCTGCAGGTTCAGGATATGGATGGCGGACTGATTTATCATGGCCCCACCACAGTGTATTTCGACAACAGCAACAATAGTGGAATTCCCGGAATTCCGGTTCGCACCGGTTTCACCTCCGTGTATCCCAATCCCTTCAATCCCAGAACCACCATCAGCTATGGGATCACCAAAGCCGGAGACGTCAGCTTCAAGATCTATAACCAAAAAGGTCAGTTGGTGAAGAGCTTCAACGAAGCCCAGAAAGCCATTGGTTACTGGAAACTGGATTGGGATGGAACCGATACAAACGGCAGAACCTGCCCTACCGGAGTTTACTACGTAAAAATGCACACCGGCAACCAGGACTACCTGACCAAAGCAGTGCTGCTTAAATAAGCCATAAACCAAACAACAAGATAAAACAATTAACCCCGGTTACAATGACCGGGGTTTTTTTGCGAGACACCTTGTCCTTTACATCAATGTATTGTGTTCATGCACTCAGTCAAAATGGTAGTATCAACGAGAAGTCAGATGAATTGCTAAACCCTTAAAAACAAGTATTGATACCAAGCAGTGTACAAAGTATCACCCAAACCTGCAAATGAGTATCACTTGTCACAGTGGTCGTAAGGCTTTATGAATTGGGGATATAGATAGGACTGGCTTTAGACTGTGTCATAGCGTCATTTGGACGTTTCTGGACGTTTCTGTATCACCATTCCTGCAAATATGCGCTGTTTTTTAGACTGGTTTCAGATCATCAGATTTTTGGGAGGGGTCATCAGATTTTGTGGACTCGCAACTGGAGTGCAAGGGGGCCGACCATGGTTAGCGAGTCAGTCTGATCTGAGTCTATAATAAGAACCCGAAAGTCTTTATTGAGCGGTTGGAGGATAACTCCTTTGCGTGTCTCATCGTACTGAATCCTTTTCAGGGTAATGCCTCCCTCGAATCTGACAGCACAGATTCTACCATCTGTGTTCTCCCAGTCATACTGCTTTTTGATCAGCACAATATCATCATGTAGGATCTGCGGCTCCATACTGGCACCATTAACCCGGAAGGCAATGTAGGAGTCCGTGCCATGTGGAAGATACCTGGTTGGAACTTCGACAGAATCCGCCGGAACATAGTCGTCTCTCACTTCCATAGGTTCTCCAGCGGATATTTCCGCCACGATCGGGAACATTGAAGTACGCACGTAAGTTCTATCAAAATCATTGACTAAGGTGGGCTTGCCATCGATGACCTGCACCTTCTTGGTAGTCCTCACATCGGGTCCGAGTTCCCAGGGAGCCTGGATGAACATGCTGCCTTCTGCTCGGAGTAGCCAGTTCACATTGATCCCGTTCTCGACCAGTTTTGCCAAGAATTCCGGGTCGGGGTAACGGGTATTACTCTTGTATCTCGCCATCGAATTGGTCGAGATACCAAACTTTTTTTCAAATTCGTAATTCTTCAAATTCAATGCTTTTACCAGCATTCCGAGCCTTGTTCCAATGTCTTCTGCCTTCATTACTCCCCCTTCAGGGCTTATTTTCGCTTGACTCTTGCCCTATGGGTATTATAGTGTATCTGTGAACAATGTAAATACCCATTAGGTTCACGTCAAGAACTAAATTTTATAGTGTGTTTCAGCGGCGGATTAATCCGGCGGTCTCAGGAGTTTTTCAAATAGTGCTGGAAACGGCAGAAAGGACTTCCCAAGTTATTGCAGGTCAGTTATGTAGAGACCAACAATAATATGCGGGAGGCGCTTATGAAAGCGACTACTTACGAGACTGAAGACCGGGGCAGAAAAGCAGAGCACTGTGACAAATTAAATACTGAGAAATATGTCACAGTGCTTTCCGTTTGGGCGAATACACCGCCAATGCTGATTACGAGACGATTTGAGCACTGTGACAAATTAAAATGCCGGAATTATGTCGCAGTGGTCGCTAAGCAGGGGGGCACTGTGACAAATAAAACCCCCGGGAAATATGTCACAGTGCTTGTCCCGGTAACCGAGTTTTATTGGAAGAGGCTAAGAATGAGCAAACGCAAGATCAAGGCGGTCTGGCTGACGGTGGAACGGGTGGCTGAGTTAATGCAGCGTTCCAACCGGACAGTCTGGCGCTTTGTACAGGAGAATAAGTTAACGGTGCATAAACAGCAGGTGAGTCAGAACGGGAGCAAGACTGTAAAATCTTTCCTGCTCACCAGCCCCGAGTTGCTGACTATGGAGATGCGGAACTGTGAACAGCAGAGGGTGCTGCCGGAGCTCTTTATCGAAAAGAGAGTGGAGATTGCCGGCAAACCGGTAAACAGCGCTTTGATCTACCAATACAGGAAGAGCACAGAGGAGGAGGGAGGCTATTATGAATCTTTATGACTTCACAGTCGAGGAATATGCCGAGTTCCTGAAAAAGGAACTGGCAGGTACAGATATCGTCCCCATGGGGATAATGACACCCGGCAAGCGGGGACGGAAGCCAAAACAACATGATCAGGCTGTCCCGACCACCAGAATAGAGCAGGCTGCTCCCAATCCTATATATAATGAAGTGGATGATACCTCTATAAATGAATCCCAACAACTCACCCTCTATGATAATGCCTATATCGATTTCAGTCCCCGGGAGAACCCGGCTCTGCAGTATGATGCGGAAGCCAGGCTGCTGGGGCACTTCTGTACTCTGGTTATCCGCAGACTGGAAGACTGTGAGTCCAGGGTGGAAGAGTGGAAGCAGATTGTAATCGATTACAATAATGGCAATCTGGTTCCTGAACTATTCAAGCTGCGGGGAGAACGTAAAGAACGGGCTCTGCGAACCTGGATTGACCTCTACATCCAGACTGAACGGGATATGTATGCCCTACTGCATGGAAACAAGAACAGCACCCGCAAACGCAAGATCAGCGAGATCGAAGGCAAGATACTGCTCAGCATCCTGCTGCATCCCAATAAAGTTACCATCGGCTCTGCCATCACCATGCTGAAAGCTCAAGCCCGCATGGGGCAGTATGAGTCTCCTTCCTGCAAACCAACCCTCAGACGCTGGTGTGAGGACTGGCGAAACGATAACCTGGCGATCTGGGAGCAAACCCGCAAGGGCAGTAAGTTTGTAGCGGAGCACATCATCAAGACCATCCACCGCGACAGCCGCTTACTTAAGGTCGGTCAGGTCTGGGTAGCGGATGGTCATACGCTGGCTTTCGATATCCTCAACCCCAAGACCGGGAAAGCGCAACGTATGACTATGATCATGGTAATGGACTGGGCAAGCCGCTATCCGGTAGGTGCCTCACTCGCCTTCACGGAAGACAGCCACCATATCCAGGTAGCTTTCAGAAACGGCTTCTTGAACTGGGGAGCTTTACCGCAGTGCGTATATCTCGATAATGGCAAAGCCTTCCGGTCAAAGCTGTTTCATGAAGAGTGGGATCATCACGATCTGGAGTTGGAACTGGGTGGTATCTTCCCCAAGCTGGGGATCGAAGCCCACTTCGCCGAAAGCTACAATGCCAAAGCCAAGATCATTGAGCGCTTCTTCAAGACCTTCCAGGAGCAGTTCGAACGGTTCATCTCCTCCTTTAGGGGTGCATCTATTGCCGATAAACCAGCCACGCTGATGCGGAATGAGAAATGGGTCAAGAAGATGTATGAGGGAGAACCACCGACTATCGAAGAGACGATGCGGATGATCGGTTATTATGTCCGCTACATCTATGGGGATAATCCGCATGGCGGTTTGAACGGCAAGACTCCCTGGCAGGTCTTCAGTTCTGCACCCTTACCAGAGGGCAGAATAGTGCAGCCGGAAAAACTGAACTTCATGATGCTGGCTACCGAGCGTAAATCAGTCCGTAACGACGGCATTGTGTTCAATAAGCTGCAATACTGGCATCCGGAGCTGATCAAGCATATCGGAAAGCCGATAGTGTTCCGGTATGACTATGCAGATGCCAGATGGATACTGGTCTATGATACGAGAGACAAGTTCATCTGCCAGGCAGAACTGAGAAGATCACAGCATCCCTTTGTCCATCTCGATAAGGATAATCCCATCTCCCATAAAGAACTGAATACCGAATACAAGTATATCAAGAAGCTGCAACGCATGAATGAACAGCAGTCCAAGCTATTCGTGAAAAAGAACCAGGAGTCGGTAGACCGCATCCTCAAACCACTACTTGAAGCCAGGCAAGCCAATCCCACCTTCATCCAGCCTCCTATGATCGAAGCTCCCAAACCCGGACCCGAGGAGGAGATCGCCAGGTTGGAGGAGATCGTGACCAGTCAGAGCCAACCGGCTGCCATAGAGCCTGACATCAAACCTGTTATCAATCAAAGTTCTAAACAAGCCGATACTGCCCCTGGGCAGGATCAGCAATACAATCCCTTTGAGGATGAGAGCTTCACCGAGATGTTGAAAACCATCGGAATCAAATAAAGGAGGAAACAAGTGAAACAAGGTAAGCTCGTACCAATCACCAACGTTCAGAAAGCCGACCGCTGTATCGACTTTCTACTCAACCGTCCCCGTATGGAGATGGTGGGACTGGGTATGCTGTATGGCAGACCCGGACTGGGCAAGACCACTTATGCCAGACGTATCGCCTATACCCGTGGCTATGTATATCTCAGACTGGAAGCCACGACTACTCCCAAGACCTTCGCCAAAGAACTGCTGCAAAGCTTGTATATCAGCTTCGGCATGGGAGACTATCTCCCGGCAGGAACCACCAACAATCTCTACAAGCAGAGCATCCAACTGCTCTATGATCACGAGGACACGGTGATCATCATCGATGAGATCGATTATGCCTTCCGCTATCCCCAATTACTCGGGGCGATCCGGGACCTGGTGGACGAGACACTGGCGGTTGTAGTGCTTGTGGGCATGCAGAATGCCAAGGACAGGCTCAACCAGATCAATGAATACTACTTTGACCGCTGTAACTACTTCTATGAGTTCCAGTCGGTCAGCCTGGATGATATCAGGCAGATTGCCCAGGATGTTATGAGCGTAGAATGCAGTGAAGCAATGGTTAACTATATCCATCACAACTCGGCTGGCAACTTACGCAAAGCCATCAAGATCATGCACATGCTGGAATGCCAGTACAAGATCAATCCCATCCAGGCGATGAACGATATCCTGGCACAAGGGGCATTATGAATAACCAAGACCTGATCCTGCGCTTCGTCAGTTCATTCCCGATCTACTACACAGTCGATACTGTGGTTGAGTGTACGGGTCTGGAGCATAAGGAAGTGGCTTACTATTTGAAAGTCTTGGTTAACATTGATGTGATCCGCAGGATTTCCAAGAAAGAACATATTTACGTAACCAAGAAGAGCTATAGCGCTGATAAGGTGCGCACCATCCACAGCAAGAACTGGGTGTTCAACCTGAAGGATTGCCAAGATATAACCTCTTTACTGAGCCATACCAGAGTGAAGAGCATCAGAGACCTGGCAGTAATGCTCGAACGCAGCCGGCAGTGGGTCTATCTGTATCTGGAGGCTTTGATCTCGGTGGATGCGGTAGGTATCAGCAAGCAAGGTTACTATACCAAGGACATGGCAAACATCTTCAAGGTCGGCTCCGTGATCAAGAAAGGCATTATCAGCGAGCAAAGAGACGCTTGCGGTATCCAGCCCAAGAAACGCAGCAGGAAAGCTGCAAAAACCCCTATCAACCAATAAACAAGGACGGCATTCTATGGCACAGGAACAGCGGGAACGACAACTACGGCAACAAATCCATGCCCTCCGGGTCAAGAAGTTTCACTGGACTCTGGACGGGTTCAAGTTCATCATTAACGGTCTGGGCTATGGTGAGTCGCTTACCGCACTTCCTGAGCACAGGCTCATTGAGCTTAAAGACCTCATGCTCCGTTACCGTAAGCATGGACGTCCCCAAGCCTTCACCTTCGATAAACAAGGCAAGTTCATGTTCGCCCTGATGAAACAGGCAAACTGGACTGAGCCTGACCTAAGGGCATATATGATCAAGCACTATCGCAAGAGCCACTGGAACCTGCTGGATAAGAAAGAACGCAGAGCAGTTATCGCCATGCTGCAGAACTACATCAAGAAAACACAAACTGATCAAAACGAAAACAACTCAAATCAGGATAGAATCGAAAACTACAATCATAAGGAGACATCTAATGGAAACCCCCAAAACCCCCAAGCCTAAGAAGACCGCCGACCGCACCAAGACAGATGCTAACGGACAGAGCATCCCCATCTCGATTATCAAACCGGAAATCCTCAAGCAGGATGCCATCGTGAACAAGACCATCGAAAGAGCCAAGAAACTGCAGGAACGCATCATCAGAGATAAAGCCAAACTCTTTGAGGAAGTGGAACTCTACCTGGAAGAGGTAGCCGAGAAGAACGGACTGGAATGGAAAGGCAATGCCATCCTCAACAGCTTTGACGGACAGAACCGGGTGGAGATCAGGTTCAAGGAACGTATCCAGTTCGGGATCGAACTACAACTCGCCAAGCAGAAGATCGATGAGTGTTTGAAGGAGTGGTCAGCCGACTCCAATGCCAACCTCAGAGCCATCATCAGTGAAGCTTTCCAGGTGGATAAGAAAGGTGAGATCGCCAAGTACCGCATCCTGCGCCTGCGTAGATACAATATCAAAGACCAGGTTTGGAAGGAAGCTATGGAACTGATCGACCAGGCGATCCAGGTTGTATCCACCAAGCAGTACATCACCTTCTATGAGAAGGATGAGTCCGGACAACAGCGTCAGATCGTGCTCAACTTCAGCACCCTGTAAGAAAGAATGATTGGTATCCTAATGCAAGTGGATTTGAACTAAATACGGGAGAATGAATAATGACATCCATGAATACCAATACCGCAGAGGAGATAAAACCGATGAGCGTCTTCAATGATGAACGCAACTACCGCACGGATGAGATAGCCGATATCCTCCGGGTCGACCGATCCAGTGTTTACCGCTGGATACGGGACATAGAGAACCCTCTGCCTGCCTTCCGCACCAAAGAGAATGGTCAACTGCGCTGCAAGGGCAAAGACCTCAATGCTTACTTAGATAAATACAAGGTACGCCCTGAGTATGAGTAACGCACTGGAGTTCCGCATCAAGCGGGACAACTGCAAAGAAGCCTATCTGAACGGCAAGACCGATCCCACTGAGCTGGCGGTGATCTTCGGAGTTTCCGACATCACCGTCCGCAAGTGGATCAAATCCGGCAAGTGGGATGAGCTGTTCAAGGAAGAGCGCAAGCTTGACCATGAGATCAGCTTAGCCCGCAAGAAGGCTCTCATCCAGGCACTTCGTGAATATGCCAAGAATCCTGCCGATACTGCTCTGCAGAGCCTTGTAAGCCTGATCAAGCAGAACCAGAAAGACAGTGAGCCTGCCAAGGAGCTGAACGATTACATCGTGCGCTTCCTGGATCAGGTAACCGACTTTATGATCGAGAAAGGGCAAGAGACAATGCTCAAGCAGTTCCAAGGTATAGTCCTTGACCTTGCCGAGTACTTAAGAGTCAGAAATGGATAAATTTACAGCCACGGACATGGTTGCCTCCAAGCCTACCCTCCAAACCCAAACCTGCCAAGCGGAGCCGTCGCCTCCGGCTCCGCACTTTCATGGTTACCCTCCGAAACCCCGGGGTCCCCGACTCCCGGCTTGCCGGGGGTTGGGGTAATTCCGGGTTATGTCTAAGAAGTTCATTCAGCGACATAACAAGGCACTGGCGGAGATCGCTTCCAAAACGATCTCCGTCTTGCCTTTTTTAGACGATAATCCAGAAGCCAAGTCCGAGAGGATTAGAAGGACAACATCAGAGGGTTGGGATGCCTTCTCGTTCTTCTGTCATACCTATTTTCCGCATATCTTTCCACTACCTTTTTGCCCAGCGCATGAGACTATGTTTAATGAGACGGGTTCGGGCTCAGGCATCATCGGAATCACAGGTTTTCGTGGGCTGGGCAAAACGGTACTCATGGGAGTGGTCTATCCGATCTGGATGATCATCAAAGGTGAACGCTACATCATCCATACAGCCGCAGACATTGATCTTGCTCAGGAGAGGACAGCGTTTACATTGCACGAACTGCAGAACAACAAGCGACTCACCATCGACTATCCTGAGCTGCAGCCAGTGGATTCCTTCGATCTCGACTTCTATCTCAAGAATAAAGCCAGGATTAGAGCAAGAAGTATCAAACAGAGCCATAGAGGTACGATCAATCCAAAGACTGCCAAACGTCCCGGACTGATTGTCTGCGATGATATAGATAAAGAAGAGAACATGGGTAACCAGTCCATCGGCAAGAGACGCATGGAGAAGATATCTCAGGAGCTTGCCGGAGCCTTGGCCCCAGATGGCAGTGGCAAGATCATCTGGCTCGGTAACCTGGTGCACCCCAATTATGCCATCTGCCAGTTTCAGGAACTCATATTAAGCGAAATACGGGCAGATAATCAGGAAGTTGATACAACATGCCAATCAGTCCTGAAAACGCACCAGAAAGCGATTTTGCGCTTCTCTCTCGAAGATCTGCATGGCAAGTCCATCTGGGAGGAGCAATACCCTACTGCCACCCTGCCAAACCTGAGAGCCAAGTTCGGGATGACAGGATATCAAAGGGAGATGCTTGGACAGCCTGTTATCGAAGGGAACATCTTTAAGAACCACTGGTTCACCAAGTATAGATCTCTGCCTGAGCCATCCCAGATGAAGCGGGTCTGGCTCTATGCCGATCCTGCCTGGGGAGAGAAGGGTTGCTTCAAAGCCATCATCTCTATTGGGTATGATGGTAATCGCTTCTATGTGCTTCACGTCTGGATGCGTCAGACCGAGAATACCAAGTTCTTCAGATACTACTTTGATGCTTACCAGGAGCTTGATCGCACCTACAGAGTGAAAGCCAGGGCAGCCTGTGAAACCACCTATGGACAGGCTCGTATCCTGGCTGACTTCGACAGATGGGCACAGGATAACCATCTGCCACCTATCAGTCACAGAATCAAGCGTATCGATAACAAGGATAACAAGAATCTCCGCATTGAGAGGACCGAGACCATCATCGAGACGGCCAAGGTGCTTTTCCCTGAAGGACAGGATACTCCCACCCTCATCAGTCAGTTCCTTACTTATCCTGATGGCTATATCGATGGCTGTGATGCTCTGGCTGGCTGTCTGGAACGCTTTTCCGAATACGATATCGGCAGGAACAGAGTGAAAGTCCGGAGGTTTTCCTTCTGATGAACTACTACGATAAGCTTATGTTGGAGTACTACCGGGTCCTCAACAATGCCTGGAAGACCGAGATCAGGGATGCAGCCCGACTTGCCATCCAGATGCTGAGTGACATGCCGAGAGCTGAGAAACTCAACCAGAGCTCAATAGATAAGCTTATGGGCATCATCAATACTCAATTGGGAGATGACTTCGCAGCACTGGTCAATGAGCCCACCAAGGCGATAATAGACCGCTGTGTGCGGCTCGGACTCAGGGACACCCAAGTGCAAGCTCCAACCATGACCAGCATCGGGCTCTGGGGCATCGAAGATCAGCATCTTTCATCCACCATCCAGAAACAGCAGTTGTTCTGGATCGGGAATCACTTTGAAGCCGATGTCAGGCAGAGCTTTGCTGATACCCTCACCAAAGCAATCGAGCAGGGTTATACTAAAGAGATGCTTGCGAATACCCTCAAAGAGCAGTTCAATGATCTTGCTAACAGATCATCGCATTACTGGCAGGGACTAGCAGAGCATACCGCCCTGAGAATAAGAGAGTTTGGAAGATTGCAGGGCTATAAAAAAGCCAAAGCCAGATACTACAAGCTCGTAGTGATCCTGGATGATCGCACCAGTGATATCTGCCGTGCTTTGGCAGCTCAAGACAGGGTCTATCCGCTTAACGATGCCCTAGAAGTGATGGATAATCTGATGGCTTTGGATACCAAGTCGAACAATCTGGACGATGCCAGAGAATACATTAAAGCTCTTGCACCCTGGATCAAGGACGACCAAATCGAATACGACTCAGAAATGAACCCAGTAGGGGTTTCCGGAGCGCACACTCCTTTCCCACCGTTTCATTGGAAGTGCAGGACGACAACTCTGATTATTTCTTAGATTTCTTACCAGTGTACTTTAAATAAGCAGCTTTCTCTTTATCCCACCTGTAGTAGACAATCTTACTGATTCCAGTACTATTTATCAAATCTACAATCGGCATCATGTCTTCCCTACTCGCAGTAGTTATTCTTTTTTTTCCAATTTGGTGATAGAATAAACTCCAACTAATAAGAGCATCCTTCCATCCGACAGTTTTTTGATCAAAGACGAAGAGGAATGCTGGAGGATCAAGTACATTGAGTAATTCCTTATCTGTATCTTTCACCATTTGTGTAAACTTCTGACCTGAAGTTCCACAGGCTGATAAACAAAAAATTACTTTGTCTTTAAATTTGGGATTAAACAAAGATCCAATTAGTGAACCAAGTTCATGCCAGTCAATGTCGTCTTTTCCAATTCGTAATCCATCTGTATTGCCGTGACAGCTTAAGTGAAGAACTAATGGCTGTAGTAAATCCTCTTTACTGATAGTAGCTATGTAATCTACGGTTTCTTCTAACTGACCCTTAGTAAGTACATCAAAAGTGGCAACAGAATGCCCATACATGCAAATACTGGTTTTTAAACTATCAGACTCATTCAGTGATTCAGTCCTATCACCAGGACTGTTAGCTTCAATGATAAACACATTCATACTTTCTCCTAAGATATCTAATTTATTATCGGTTAGTTAGGAAATCACATAAATCCTCAACTATGGTATTGATTTGATTGCTCTATCAAACTCATTATTGAGGATAACTGAGAATCATCTTTCATGGTTACTTGGTAATCTCCATTCCCCAATTTTCCTTTACTTGAAACATCGCTTGTGATCCCGATACTGTCTACCAAAGTACCCTTCGGGACATTAATTGTAAGTTTTAGTTGTGATCGTTGAAGTTGAATATCAACAATGTTGGTATTCCCTTTGAAAGCTATATAATGCTTGAGTGGTTTCATTGTTAAATTCCATCTGCCCAATATACTATCTCTGACAGTCTCGAATAACGAACGAATCTCCTCACTGGCTTTCTGTAAATGATCTGTTTCTGTATATACAATGATTGCTCTGGTCACTTTCCCTAAAGATGTGTTAGATGGAGATATCTTCCTAATACTTGCGCCAGAACTTCCGTAGTCGATCCTCCGGAATGAAATATGATTACCTTGATATGTTTTCACTTCCCAAAGCGATATGGGCAGATCATTGAATATGAGTGAGCCCAACTGATAGGTATTGAAAGCAGTTGAAACAAAGTAAATCCTCGATTGTTCCCAATCGATATCCTTTATTTGATAGCTCTTGTTCTTTACAAGATTATACTTCAGCACAAAATCAGCCTTCCTATCAAGCATCTTTCCCAAATATGCATAGCCCTGGTCAATAACACTTCTATTCTCACTCCTCTTGTATTCAATAATTACAAACGAATTTGTTTCTGGATCAAATGCAAGAGTATCAAGTCTGTAGTCTCCTACTGAAAATTCAGAGCACACATAATCAAGACCAAACAACGCAGTAAGATTCTTCTCTGCAATCGACTGCAGAATTCTCTCTTTAGCTATCTTTGTTTCTTTAACTTGGGTCAGTTTATTATCATCAGCAAGCTTGAATAATCTCATAACGATTTCTCCTATATGTGATTCTACAGTTCATCTGTTCGTTGTAGTACCAGCAAGTAGTAATTTGATGAGGTTCAGCACTCATGGTTTACATGATTTGCATGGTTTGTATCCTGCCTTATCAGCATCTTCCTTGGTCTTGAATACTACCAAATTTGACTCTGAAATCTTCTTTGCCCATTGGCAAGTCGGTTTGTGATACTTGTTTGAGTTTTTAGAAGCATAATAGTATCCTGCATTTAAGATATTGGATTTATTGCTTATACCATGTCTGAACTCCCAAGGCGGTATGGGATTGCTTGTGCTCCATAAATTGATTTTGTTTGCTTTTGCTTTACTCTCCATTGCGGCGAGGGTTTTGCTGTTACTATATTGCTTGTAGTGCCAAGCAAGTCCAGATCGCACCAACTCTTCATTTAGTACATTCCCATTAGGCAGAATTACATCAGCTACATATCTGCCATATCGGTCTTTATCAATTACCCATGCTGTTACTGTCTTTCCAAAACAATGTTCAGATGTATATTGCTTGGCTCTGCTGCCGAAGTCTTGCTTCTTTTCAGGGCAGTCAATGCCATTGAGTCTTATTCGGTAGGTTTCTTTGTTACTTAAGATTTCGATAGTGTCACCGTCTTGTACTGAGACGACCTTTCCCGTGATATTATATGAAAACATCTCAGATGAAAGAAGTATCGCAAATATAAGCAAAGATATCTGTAGGAGCGAGAATGACTTGTAAATAGGTTTAATTAAAGCCACTTCTGTATTGTCCTTTATCTTGGAAACGCTTTTGACATTCATTGCATTTATGGGTGGGGCTGTCATTATCAATGCAACAACCACCAAGGATTATCGTTCCCTGTTCAGATTTTTCCCACATCTTGGGTCTGGGGTAACCGTACATAATAGGTGTCAGCTTGACTGAGCCACAATATGGGCATTTCAGCTTAATCAAAACACCTCAAGTTCCCTTGGTTATAGTTGAGGGGAAGTTCAGTTGTTTTGTTAATGCCTTAGTACCTGGTATGATTTGGTATCCCATTCCACTTTCTACGGCCATAAGACGCGTGTATTCCTCTTTTGCTTTTACAACTTCACTATCAATCATATTGTCAGCTTTTACTTCGATGATCAGGTAGCTCCCATTGACATCCCTCACCAGAAAGTCTGGATAGTAGTATCGCACTGTTTGAGATATTGGATCAATATAGCTGATTCTGAAGTCAGTTTGTCCATGGGTTAGCATTCCTGTAAAATAGACTTTCTCCACTTTTACATCTTGCAGTAGTCTCCAGAATAGGTCATTTTCAGGTCGTGAATCAAAGCAGTAGTGATCTAAGTGAAAAGATTTGTGCTGTTTCTGCTTAGCCTGATCATCTTCAATGCTGACCGTGAGTTCCGGAAGGTTGGAAATCTCATAGAATCCTTTGGGAGGGTCGTTTACCAGTTTAATTTCCCGGTCTTCGATTTCCTGACTTTCTACTATCTCATACAAAGCCCTGAATATCCGAGGAATGACCCAGTCATATAATAGGTCATTGTACTCATTAACTTTATCCAGTACTTTGCCAATTGCTGGGACAGCTTTTCCCATTATAGTTTCAACACTCAAGGGGCTCTCATTAAGATATCGAGAAATCTCAGCAATCAACATAAGCTCTGTATATTCAATCTTATGCCGAACATCCTTTGTGACATCGACGGCTTTGCCGGCAGTCTTACCAAGATTTTCGATAGCTGTTCCGGTAACAGTAATCTTGTACTTTGCCAGTATCTCTTCGTTTAAATGCTCAAAATCGAAGTTAACTGCTTCGGAAGTAGCTTTAGGTATCAAATCAAAGCGTTTATGCACACGCCTAAGCTTTATTAAGACAGGCGGGGGGACTATTCTGACTTCATATTTCTGTGTTTTGTTATCCTTACCTCCTATATCAGAGATCGTCAGGCGGAAGTTGTCTTGTAACTCATCTTCAAGGGTGCTCTTATTCTCTTCAGATAGATAAATGTGGGCGGTCAATTGATTTTCAGTAAGAGAGCGGAGACATCGCATAGATGCCTGCAATACGAATATTTTGGAATCTGGCTTACGATGAAGAGCAACGGCACAAAGTGATCGGCAATTCCAACCTTCTTTGCCTTTGTTTACTAACAGAATAACCTGTTTGTTAGAGTTCGGATCATCAAGATGGCGAAACTGGTAGATCTGTTCATTGCTGGCACCTTCATGGTTTGTAAGAATAACGTCATCTGTAATATCTAGTTCATCAAGCACCTTCTGAACTTCAGGTTTTAAGTCCGTTTCCAGAGAATCTATTGTCGTTGCAAAGAAAGCTATTTTTGGCAGCATCCCCTCATATCTCTTATTCCCATGGTACTTGAAGAATTCTTTTAATACCATAGAAACGAATTCAGCAGTGCGAGCATTATCTAAACCATAAACCATTGCTCGTTTCAAGTACTTGTTATCTATAGCGTGTTTCAATCCATAGCTATATACAACTTCGGGAAGTAGCTGTTTCTTCACAAATGGAGTCCCAGTATAGTTGTAGCAAGCAACTACATGTGTTCCTCGCTTTTCGAGAGCTTTTGTGAGCTCATTTATGGTCAACCGGAGGCTTGTAGTTGCTTTTACATCTAACAAGTCTTTTTCTAACTTACTACCAAATGCATGGTGCGCCTCATCAACATAGATTCCAATTTGATGAAGCCTGGACAGCTTTTCGAACCTTTGATTAGTCATAAGATCTGCATCGTTGCTAACTTCATAGAGGTCATCATAGGCACCTGAGGGCAGCCCGTCACCAGATTGTGATGGTTTATCTACCAGATCGTTAAAAAGCATCTGTGCTGCGCTCTGTAGTGTCCGGCGCTGTTTGAGAATAATTTTCTGAGTGTTTGAGATGATAATATTGAAAGTTGATTTGTCTATTACGCTCAGAGACATGCCGCTTTCATCCATGAAATGGAATTTTAGATTTGCATCTAACCAGCTTGCATATTCTGGAGGTACCACTTGGCTTTTATCGAAAGTCATGATCTCTTTTAGAGACTGCAGTACAGTGAGGTCTGGAGCGAAAACAATGACGTTATGACAGTACTTGTCACTTTTAGGGTATTTGTTTGCCAGCAGAAACTCGTAGAAGATCATCGTTGCCATCAGTATCGTCTTACCGACACCCATAGTTAAAGCAAAGATATAGTTGGTGTAACCAGGAGCAAATGCTTTCATGCTCTCATAATAATCTCCATAGTCATCTGCTCCAGTATCATATATGGTTAGCTGTCCATCGACAGCTTTATTCTTTTCTGCTCCAGCAAACTCTTCAATACCATCTCTCCATTTATCAAAAACATCCTTAAGCGGTTTGTTGTTTAGGTACTCCTTGAGAAAGACATATATTTCTAAAGCTTGATACTGCGGTAATCGCAGAAACGATGTCCCCTCGGAAGGATCATTATAGGCTAAGAACTTCTTTGTAAGTGGAGTATAAGTTACTACGATCCTTTTCTTATGGCTTTCATAGAAATGCCAGAGATAATCATAGAAGGGGAATATCTCGTTGCTGGTCTTTTTCTTTGCCATATCTATACCTCAATATCTATTTCGATTGATTCAGATAGCAAGTCAGTAATCTTCACCCTAATATGTCCATTATCAGCAGGTATTAGGTAACTCCCCACGACGATGCTCTTTTTATCAGGGACATCGATCACTGTAGGGTTCAAAACAGCTCCATCGTAATTGAAATCAATCATGATCGAATCAACAAGCTCTCGCCAGTCTCCAATCATGGTTTTATCCAGACTTAGCTTACCTAATAGGTTCATTGGATAGAAGCTCTTAACGAGCAGTTTCCCGTTATCAATTACAATTTTGGCTTCAGAGTCACGTTTAAATTGGAGGTCTTTGCCTTTCAAAATGTCTATTACCTCTACTGTAATCTTGATAGGATGAGCCATTTTCTCAAGCTCCACAGCCAAATCGGGTTCATGCCCCATGCATACCAATTCAATGTCGAGAACTGACTTAGTAGGGTTTTCAGCTGAGCGTTTTTCCAGTAAAGAGTCCCCAAATACTAGCCTTAACTCCTCTAAGTCAGCTTTGCAAGCTACCCTGTTAACAGGCATTACTTTAACCATTTTCCCATCTTTTTCTCCGTCCCATATCGATCCGGATGGCAATGGCTGAACTTCCAAAGCCTTAATCAATAATTCCTTAGCTTGAACAGGATTGCGAAAAACATCGTAGTTGTTTACATTATAAACTTCAAAACCTGTATAACAGCTTTGCCCTTCAGTCGTCTCATGTAGTTCTTTTGCAACACTTAGTAATCGCTTTGATGTCACTTGTATTGCACCAAGGTTGATATCAGCCCCAATAAATCTGCGACCGAGTTTCATGGATACTGCCTGTGTTGTACCTGAACCCATGAAACAATCAAAGATTATATCACCTGAATTTGATGATGCTTTAATTATCCTACTTAATAGTTTTTCTGGTTTCTGAGTTGGGTAATTAACAAGTTCGGTATCTTCAGATACTGCTGCTCGACCTGTTACTTTTGGTATATCTGACCACCAATCATAAGGATTCTTTCCTTCATCAAGGTAGTACTTATATTCCTTTTCATTTACCCATTTTGTGTAGAATTTTCTGCCATCTGTATCTACTCTGGTGAAAGCTGATGACGATTTATCAGAATACAAATCATAAGGTATTTTAATATCATTCTTGTTAAGCACAAATTTGCTGATATTCTTTGCATACAAGTATATGTTGTCATGTTTATTAGGAAACCCATCAATTGGTCTTCCTCCTTGAGTATAGCACCAGATCACTTCATTAATAATATTCCCTGGTCCGAACAACTCATCCATAATTAGTCGCAAAAATGAATTCATATGGTAGTCACAGTGAACATATATACTACCTGTATCGGATAACAATTCCCTCATCAGAACAAGTCTTTCATACATGAATTGAAGATAGCCATCGTTTGTCCAAATATCACCATATTGTTTCTCTTCAAATGCCATATGATCATTAGTGGTTTTTCTGCCGCGAAGTTCAATTTTCATCTTATAATCAGCCTTACTATCAAAAGGGGGATCGATATAGATCAAATCAATCCTTCCTCGGTACTCTTTTAGCAAATGACTCATCACCTGAAGATTATCACCCCAGAATATTTTGTTCATCCACCCATCTTTCGGTTCCCCATAGGTTTCTTTAAGTTGCGCAGGGTAATACTGGGTTGACCTGAATGGTCGCTTACCTTGCCAATGTAATTCTGGATAACCTTTTATCGGGTTCGGTTTATCAAATTTGAATGTGTCAATTCTGGTTTCTGAGGACTCAATATTCTTGATCTCTGTTTGATCACTCATCTTATCTATCTCCCTTATTTATACTTACAGTAGTGTCTCATATCACAGTTTCCACAGAGCTGCTGGCATTTGACTGTGGATGAATTGTCAAAGTTCTTAGCTTCTATTTGTCGGATGATGCTATCGACGTTTTCTATCGTTATAGGAATATTTATATTCTTTCTATTCCAGGATATCTGTGGATTACCGCTCTCTTCTGAGGTGTAGTACAGATGTAGTTTGTCAATCTTGTGACCAAACCTTTCTTCCAGAATATGCGCATAAATTTCCAGTTGCCTTCGATATTGTGAGAGTCTAGGAGCATCATTGGGATTATTTACATCTGGTTTACGAGCATCGGATTTGAAGTCAATAATATCTATCAGACCATTCTCTCCTCTGATCAGATCTATCTTACCCTTCAAAATGTATTCGCTCTTGACAAGTGAAACCATGACCTCAACTTCCATAATCTTATCCCAATGTTTCTCATTCTTATCCTTGTAGCGTAGAACCTGTTCCAACGCAATCTGCCGCCTTTGTTCATCCAAGAAAGATGAGAGAGATAATTTGAGGTTGTTATAGTTATTGTTTAGCCAATTCTCGATGTTTTCTTTTGTGATTGTCTCACGCTCCCCTCTCAGCACTGCCTTGTGTACGTCTTCAATAGTTTCGTGTACCAGGGCACCGAATAGAGTAGCCCCCACTCTTACTTCAGAGAATCCCAGAGCCCTGAAAAATTTATAGAAGAGGGGGCAGTGTTCGTATGATATTATGTCCCCTGTATACGAATACTCTTTCTTAATAGTTGAGACAACTACTTGATCAGCCCGGAGCTTCTTCAGAGAGGTTTTTTTAGTAGCCCAATCCTGAAGACTGGGATACACAGCATGGAAGTATTTGCTGGGTACTTTTCTCCCTTCAGTAGTTTCATTTGCAGCTAATATAAGCAGATTCTTAGCACGCGAGAAAGCAGTATAATACAATCTCCAGAAATCAAAATACTTAGTTTTGCCTAAAGGCTCATATGACTTCCGTACTAGTCCCAAATCTTCCAGCATGACATCTAAATCAGTAAATTGCTTTCGTGGCACTGCTTCCATTGATCCAACTACAGTGATAGGAAACTCAAGACCTTTCGCTTGGTGAACAGTCATAAATGATACTGATCCAGCAGGTGTCAGCACATCAAAGTCCTCATATTCCTCAAGTCCACCTTCTTTAAGAAAGCGCATGAAGTAACCAAAGAAAGAAACCAATATCCCCTGTAGATTCGAAGGATTTAATCCCGATATTCGCTCATTTGCTTCGAACTTGGTAATGATCTGTGTCAACAAAGCCAGGTTAAAAGCCGCTCGTTGTCGGTTAGCACTGTCCCTAAGATCAACATCCAAATAGACCGTTAAGATGCTGAACTGGAAACATTCGTAGAGAATTGATGATAGCCTCAGATTAGTTCTTGATTTTAAGGGATTAAATATATCAGACGTTCTCTTTAACCATTTTTTTAGCTCTTCATGTTCAGCACCGTTGCTGCGAATAATTTTGGCAACAAGGTCACGGCAAAGACCGTAATAGCTATGTATATCTTCATCATTGACCTTACCGGCGAGTAAAATGCTATCAATTGATCGAAAAACAAGCAGCAATAGACCAATTGCAGTCATGACCTCATTACGAGTAAAGAACATATCTGAGCGAGGAGCAAATACGCTGATGCCTTTCTTGGTAAGAGAATTGATGAGAGAAGTAACTTTATCACTTTTGACAGACCTAAAGAGGAAACAGATTTGGTTGTAATCTGTTATGACACCTTCACTCTTACAGAATGTAATGAAATCATATACCCTGGATTCCCATTCATCCTTGTTATCTGTATCTGATATTTTGAGAACTGCTGGATGTTTGGGGAACTTTTTATTGGGGGGTGGCTTAATGGTTTTCTCATAGCGGAATTGTCCCCATTCAAAGTCAACAGTTTGTTCCATCCAATTGTTATAGAATCTGATTATCTCAGGGTGAGATCGATAGTTTGTCTGGAGCCGGATTATCTTGCATTTGTCTGCCGGGAAATGACTCGTAAAAGTAAGGATGTTTCTTATTGTCGCACCCCGGAATCTGTATAATCCTTGGTCATCATCTCCGACTACACAGATATTCTGTCTTGTTGGTAACAGGAGTTTGAACAGTATTTTCTCTTGGATAGTATTGGTATCCTGATACTCATCGATCAGGATGTAACGAAACTGCTCACCTAAAGCTTGAGCTACAGAAGGGTGATTTTCCAACAATTCCAGAAAGGCGGTTTGGATGTAAGTAAAATCCAGTGCATTCTGCCCTGCAAGAAGACTCCTGTAAATTTCATAGAAGTCTGCCATTATCTTAAGTTCATCCGTGTCTGATGCCTTCAATTGAGTAACAGAGATGCCCTCTTCTCCAATTTTACTTACATGTTTTATCACCAGCTCTGCTTTCGCCCAGCCATTGAACTTATGTTTAATGAGCCTTTCATGTGGGTCAATCTCATCAAACTTGCGAATGTGCTTATAGATCAAATACTGGAGATCGAAACTATCTAGGATGCGGTAATTTTTATTGAGTGTGGTATGTTCCCTATAATCTTCGAGTAATCGTAAGAAGATAGAGTGTAAGGTGCCAATATATAAGTCATTGACATTTGTTGAGTTTCCGAGTTGTATCAGCCTATCTGATATGCGTGATATGAGTTCTCTTGCTGCCTTTTCTGTGAAAGTAGATACTAATACATTCTCAGGGTCAATCTGCTTCACGACCAGAAGATAAACCACTTTCTCTACTAGAGTCTTTGTTTTCCCTGAACCAGGTCCCGCTATAATCAATAGAGGACCTTCAGTGTGTCTAATAGCTGTAACCTTGGCAGCATCAACATCCAATGATCTTATATAATTTTCGTCGCTATGATCTTGCAACATACTCATCCCATCTATGCATTTTCTTTAATTCCTTTTTCTGGATGGGAGCAACTTCCGCCAAGGTTTTGCTTGTGCTTTACCATAACATACTAAACAACACCACGTAACACACTCATTACATCAGTAAACTATGGATAAAACCCACCCTTATTCAACTATATACAAAAGACATATCTGTCAATACTAAATTCTGTCGCATCGTTATGCATCCGTATTTGTGTTTATATGGGGTCATGGCTTCCTTGCACTGGATACAGAATCCAATAGCAATGCAAGGAGATACGATGGATGCCACGCTTCAGGAACGCATCAAAGAACAACTTGTGAGACACGAAGGTCTGAGGTTGAAACCATACCGCTGTCCGGCAGGCAAGCTGACCATTGGTGTTGGCCGTAACCTGGATGACAATGGTATATCAACATCCGAAGCTTACGAACTGCTATCCAATGACATTTGTAACTGTGAAGAGCAGCTATTAGATGAGATTCCTGAGATTTACAATGCTCTGGATGAAGTCCGCAAGTCGGTGCTACTCAATATGTGTTTCAACCTGGGCATCAAAGGACTCCTAGAGTTCAAGAATACTCTTGCATTTATTGGTGCCGGAGACTGGGAAAGGGCTGCCAATGGCATGCTGGCATCCAGGTGGGCAAAGCAGGTTGGTCGCAGGGCTATTGAGCTTTCTGAACTGATGAGGAAGGGACATTGATACCCATCCCGGTAGAGATAGATGCCATGCTAGCCATCCTCAATCTGCCCAAGGAGATGGGCGATAACGGCATATTCAAAGAACACCGGACTCTGATTCTGGAGATGGTTCGGTCTGTGGTAATGCCTGAGAGTTACAGCCGGGCTATCCAGGATGATATACCAGAGGATGACCCCTTCTGTGTCTCTTTTCGTTTTGGGTTCTGTTTCCTGATGCTGCACAGTACTTGTGAGTTCCTCAATTTGAAGACCCTGGGCGAGGGCATAGTCAAGACCGTAGGATTAGACCAGTCTGCTACCGAACTTCTCACAGGGAGCGAAATTGACGCATTCAAAGCCAACCTTGAACTAAGAGCACTGACTGGGCTTAGTAACTATCTCAATCAGCATGGTCAGGCCCGCATGGATGAACTGAAACCCAGACCTGCCCGGGCTATCCGGGTGGGAGTGATCTGATGCATGATAACTATATTACTCCGGATGAATTGATGCGGGAGATCTACCGGGCTATCTATACTGCTCTGGAGAGCCGCTTACACCTAATCGGCTCTGTGATCGATGCCGAGTCCCGCAAGGAGATCCTGGCACAGCAGATCTATGACAAGGGCGACTTCTATGGCAATACCAGTTATCTGCTGCAGACCACCGATACTGCCATGATTCTTAGAGTGGGTTCCAATGTGAAACATGAACCTTTCGTTTTGGGTGGCAAAGTGCCTTCCTGGACTCCGATCGCTCCACTCATCGCTTGGGTCGAACGCAAGCACCTGTCCTGGACTGATAGAGAGACAGGGAAAGCACTGACCGTAGCCGAGATCGCTTATCTCATCCGGGGCAAGATCAAGCGGGAAGGCATCGCTGCCCGTAATGTGTTTTCTCAGGTCATAGCTAACCGGGAGCAGTGGATATACCAACAACTCAATGATATAGAGGTCAGTCTATGACAAATCATGAAAGATTCCTCGCAGAAAGAAAGCGGATAGAAGATGCGCTTAAGTTTTCCGATGTCCCCACCATCCAGTTCAACAAGGATGCAATCCCCAAGCAGTTACCCTGCGCTATTGTGATCCTGGACTCAGAGACAGGCAAGAACGGCACTTCCCGTCAGTATGTAAGTACCGATATCGCCTGGACAATCTTCCTGATCGTCAATGCCCAGAATGTAGCTGATCCTGATTCTGACTTGTATATGCTCAAAGAGAAGTTCCGCTCTTTCTACCTCAAACTGATGAACCGGGACCTGCCCAGTGTGGAGTATTACACTTCCAGAATAGACGGAACCAGACTGGTCAGGATAGCCAAGATCGACCTGCTGAAGGTTGGCACCGGAGCAAGCTCTTGAGAGTAATGCGACTGGGTGGCTATAACCTGGTAATCAGTTCGGCTGCCGATCTCTTGGACACCAAGTACAAGCCAGAGCCTGTTGATCTCTCCAAATTGAACAGAGTCGGCAAACAACTGATCTCCAAGGCAGCCGAGACCAAGAAAGTGGTTTCTCAGCCCTATTCCATGAGCAATCTGCTCAACCTCCTGGATACAGATGAGTACCACTCCGGCTGTATCGATGCCCTGAATATGGCAACAGTCATGCAGTTCGAATGCAAGAACAGCCAAGTTAATAGCTGGATCGAGACTGCCGAGTTCCCTGCCTGTGAAGACCAGACCACGATCCTGGCAGAGATGGTGAAGTTCTATCTCGCCTGTGGTAATGGCTTCCTGATCAAGATGCGTAATGCCCAGGGTGAGTGGATGGGTCTGGAGCGCATGCTTCCTTCTGAAGTGCAGATAGTAGAGAACTATGACGAGTTCGGCTTCTTTCGACCCAACTACATCCAAGTGAAGAATGACCAGAAGAAGGACTTTGCCTATGCCGATGTGATCCACATCAAGAAGAGCACCCACCGATCAAATGCCTGGGGACTGGCTTGCCTGCCTATCGCTATCAATATCGAGATACTCGGCGAGATCAAGACCTTCGACTACAACAACTTCAAGAACGGTCTGATGATCGACTACTTCGTGATCGTGGAAGGTGGCACCCTCAGAGACGGAACCGTCACTGACGAAGCTGGCAATGAAGTGCTGACCGATGCCTATACTGAAATCGAGAAAGCCTTAACCGAGGTCAAAGGCAATGCCAAGAGCCACTCCACAGTCCTGATCGAGAGTGAGAGCCGGGACGTGAAGATACGCCTCGAACCACTGCGACAGCAAGACCGGGAAGGCGGCTTCTTAGGGCTCAAGAAAGACCTGAGGGAAGGTATTCTGGCTTATCACCGAGTCCCGGCAAGGATCGTCTCACAGCTTATCCCCGGGCAGCTTGGTGGCGATAACCGTAGTGACATGGCGATGTTCTACCACTTCGTTGTCAGACCTCTGCAGGAGCGCATTGCTCTCACCCTATCCATCGAGTTCAATTACGAGTTCAATTGGAACGTAAAGCCTGACGACTTCAACTTCGGTAACCTGACTGAGATACTGCAGAGCGAAGACGAGCAGCTCTTCATGCAGAACCGCAACTTCGGAGCAAAGAAAAATATGAAAACAACCTACGAATTATCCAACAACCTATCAACCCTATAACCTATCACTAACCCTAAGGAGGTACAGTGAATATCTTCGGAAACAAGAGCAAGATCATCCAGAAGGGAGAGCTGCGCAACGTAGAGGTCGAGTTAGTCTCGCTCCTCTTCGGTGAGATGAACCCTGCCAATCAGAAGGGCTTTGTGGTCAAGAATGCTTCAGGTAGGAGCTTCGAACACAAGATCAACTCCACCAAGTTCAAGAGTGAGACCAGCGGTACTCAAGGAAGGCTATATGTCACCCTGATGGAACCGGATGTCCAGGACAGCCAGGGCGACTTCTACTCCCGTGAGGAGATACAGAAAGCCTGTGATCACTTTGCCAAGCATGGCTTAGTCGGTAAATGCGATGTGAACCACAACATGCGGCCGGTGCCGGAGTTCTCTGTAGTGGAGAACTATATCCTCAAAACTGCTGACAAAGAGCATTTTCCGGACAGTAAAGTGGGAGCCTGGGTACAGGTACTGAAGTGCGAAAACCTCGGTTCGGAACTCTGGCAGAAAGTCGAGAAAGGCGAGTTCAAGGGTGTCTCCATCTATGGACGAGCCGATGACTACCGTAATGCGGAAGCCAGTCTGACCGAGATCAAGAATGAGCTCAACAGCCTGCGTAAAGTAGCTGAGCAGAACAACAACACCGAACTGCAGAAAGGGATTACAGCCATCTCTGTGAAGATAGCCGAGATCGAAAAGAGCAGCGGTAACGTCATGATCGGCGATGCCATCCACAGCATCGAGAAGAGCCTGAAAGACCTCTCGGTTACCATGAGCAGGGCTATATCCAAGTCCATACCCGGTGAACCCGATGATAATCACTCCAATGTGGATAAAGAGGTCACCATCGATGGTAACAAGATAGTAGTTAAGGCAAGCCACCGGGAAATCTACAAAGGTATTTCCGATGTCGATTCAGGCAAAGCCATGAACATCCTGACCGCCAATACAACCTCTCTGTTTATCGATGAAGTGATCGGTTCTCAGCCCGGGGATACCCTCTCCGATATCTCGGTCATTCCGTTACTCAAGGACGAGAAGATCGACGTGGGACTGATTGATGACCTGGTCTTCAAGAATAGTCTCGATGGTGCACTTACCGCTCAGGGTGTCTCCACTGCCGACCTCTCGGTCCCCACCGGAATACTCAATGCCGAGTTCACCTTAGGCAGGGATGTGGTCGAGTTCTATAAGGACAAGTACGGTGAAGATGCCTTCGGTGCTTATGTGGAGAACCACATCGCCAAGAAGACCGAGAAAGCCATGCGCCTGCTCCTCTTCAAGGGTGATCGGTCCAGTGGTACTGATAAGCTCAAAGCCCTGAACGGTATCATCAAACTCGCCACCACCGCCACCGATGTGACCGATATAGATAACGATACCTACATCACCTTTGCCGAACGCTTTGAAGCGGCTCTGCTTGCCTTCTCTGATGAGATATTGGAAGAGCAGGAGAGCTTCAAGTTCTATGTCTCCCAGAAAGACCTCATCCGCATCCGTAGCGAGATCGCTAAACGTGAGACTGCTGCCGGAGACCGTCTCTTACTCGAAGGCGGTAATGTATCCTTTGCCGGTATCCCCGTCAAAGCCAGGCTCATGCCGGATGACTATATCGTGGGTGGTCTGCCCAAGTTCATCATCATCGGTTATCGCACTGATGCCGAACTCAAGGTGGAACATCATGGTTCGGACTGGAAGTACCACTGGTACATCCGTATCCGTCCCGGGATCACCTACATTCCCAATTTTGTAAAGATCTTCCATGTCGTATAAGGAGGTACTAATGAAGATCACAGTCTTAGCAATGGTGCTGATAGGCTTTCTCTGTCTTATCGCCCTTAACCTGTTTGCCCAGTACACCCTGCCTGTGGATAGCCGTAAGATCGCCATCCAGATGAACAAGGGCTTCAGTTGTATGACCTACAGCCCGGCTGCCGATACTCTCTGGAAAGCCATCGCTGTGCCATCTGGTACAGTGGAGGTAGTTCTTATCCCAGCAACCGGAGGTATTGGTGTGCGAGCCGATAACAGCAATGCCAATAACCAATATGCCACTGTTCCGGCAGGAGTACCTATCGTGATTCCCGTTTACAGTCAGAGAACCTTCTATATCCGCAGGGCGGTTGCCGGAACTGCCAGTGTAGCCAACCTCATCTTCTATAAGCTATAGCCAAAACGTAAGGAGCATATATGGACTTCATCATCCAAAACCAAGCCTTCATCCTCGGACTGCTGACTACCATCATCGTCTGGATCATCTTCCGCATCACGGGCAAGAGCCTGGATAAGACCAAGATCAACTCAGCTCTGGCGATCATCCTGGACATCATCCAAGATATCAAGACCAATCCGGCTACCAAGAACCTGGATGACTATGCCAAGAAGCAGTTGGCAGTGGAGCGGGCCACCAAGAGCCTCCCTGCCAAACAGACCAGTCTGGTCATGAAAGTATTCGGCACTGTGGGAGGAGCTATCGAGTACGTCTTCCACAACCGCAAGTGGCTGTTCAGTATCGGTAAAGCCATCAAGGGAGTGTTCTGATGCCTCAGCCCATTCAACCGCCTACCTATCCGACTCCCATGGTGGAGTCGGATATGCTGTTCAATGCCCTGGTTGACGTGATGGTGGCAGATGATATCTACTTCGGGATAGGCAACTATACTGAAGGCGATATCACCACCCTCTATGCCAATCAAGGCGCAGTCAAGACTGAACTGACCACCAACTTCGACCTGATGGGAGAACTGGCAGAGAAGCCAGGCAAGACCGACTCCAAGATCACCAAGCTCAAGACCCGTAACTATACCCTGCCAGGTAAGCGAACCAGCACTGCTGAACTGACCATCGTGGGTCTGTCCAACAAACAGAAGAACTTCCTGGAAAGCAGTCTGTTCATGGGCAGGAACACCACCATCGTAGTAACCTCCAAAGGCTTTGACCGGGTGGTGATCTTCAATGGCATGCGCTGGACTGTGGACTGGTCGGGAGAAGCTGACGGACTCTTCTCGGTAGTCATCTCCACCGAGTTCTCGGGTATCACCAACGGCAAGATCTTTGTCCTCAAAGACATTCCTGCCGGAACCTAACCAATAACAACAGCTAAACTAACAACCAAGGATAAGAACATGGATTGCCAATGTAAACCAGAAATCAAAGACAAGATTGATAGTGTGCATGAAGAGATCTACGGCAACGGAAACAGCAATAACTCATTGGTGACCAGAATGGCGAGAGTGGAGACGAACATGAAAATACTTCTGGGTGTCTCCACCTCCCAGTTCTTTATGCTGATCGGCGTTGCCATCAAGATGTTCTTCAACCAATAAGGACGGCACAATATGAAAACAGAACCCAAACTGAGCTACAAACAACTGAGACAGATCCTCAGCTTGACCATCTCCAACCAGACACTGAAAGCCAAGTTGGAGGACTTCCTCTCCGGCAAGGTGACCAAGGTAACTGAAGTGGAACTCCTCGAACTGATATCACAATCAGAAATCGATAAGGAGCTTATCCGCATCATAGCAGAAAGAGAACCTGACGAATTGGATGCCATTGAAGCCTTGGAGTACATCTCGGCTTTTTTCGTCTATATCAGAGCCAACAGCGAGAGGTTCAAAAGTTGGCTCGGGAGTTTCGGATTAGCGGTCAAAGCCAGTCCCGCTACCCCTACGAGAGGTTCGAAATGATCCTGCGAAAACTGGGCTTCACCAATGAAGACTTCGACAGTCTTACCCTACCTGATTTATACCTGCGGCTCTGTCTTGCCGACCCTAAAGGAGAAGCATAATGGATGCATTAATCGGATGGATCGGGGGCAAACGTCTCCTCAGAAAGACTATCTCCCAGTACGTTCCCAAGGACATTACCGGATATATTGAACCATTTGGAGGAGCAGCTTGGATGCTCCTCTACAAAGATAAATGGGGCGATCTGGAGGTCTATAACGATCTCGACTACCGCCTGGTCAACCTGTTCCTGCAGGTGAAGTATCATCCGGATGAGCTGATCAAGGAACTGGACTGGTTAGTAGCCAGCCGCAAGCTCTTTGGCGATATCCTCAAGCAGGAAGGCTTAACCGAGATACAGCGGGCCGCCAGGTTCATGTATCTGATCACCCGTAGTTTCGGAAGCAAGGGTGACAGCTTCGGCACCTCTCAGAAGCGTGGCACCTCCAGTATGTATAACCGTCTGGAACGCATCAAAGAACTGCACAAGCGTTTGGATATGGTTATCATAGAGAACCTATCATACGAGAAGGTGATCGAGAAGTATGATACTAAGAGTAACTTCTTTTACTGTGACCCACCTTACATGCTGGGCTATACCTATGAGAACTCCAAGAAGTTCAGTCATGAAGCCTTACGTGATGTCTTGAAGGGCATCAAAGGACGTTTCATCCTTTCCTATGATGACAACCCGGAAGTTCTGAAGCTATATAAAGGCTATGACATCAAGCATGTCACCCGAACCAAGGGCATCAACCGCAAGGAAGGTAAGTCCGAGTTCAATGAAGTGATCATCGCCAACTTCCCTCTGGAGGTGCAATGAACAGCATCATCTCCTGGGTAGGTGGCAAGCGTCTCCTCCGCAAGAAGATACTGCCCCTGATCCCCAAGCATGACATTTACTGCGAAGTCTTTGGCGGTGCTGCCTGGATACTATTCGGGAAATCACCCGATAAGGAAGATTGGCAGACAGGACCTAAAAGCAGATACACCGAAGTCTATAATGACATCAATGGTGATCTGGTCAACTTCTGGAGATACATAAAACAGCACCCGGAAGCGTTTGTGACCGAGTTGAACCAATACTTGGTATCAAGGGAGATGTTCGATAGTTTCACCCAACATGAGCCCAGAACCGAACTTGAACGAGCTATACGTTTCTACATGCAATTATCCTGCAGCTACGGCTCAAGATCAAAAAACTTCTGCATCATGCAGGGCTACAAATACATGCCACTGCGAAACCTGGAAAAGGTTAAAGCAGCCTCGGAACGACTCAAACAGGTAATCATCGAAAAGCAGGACTTTGAGAAGCTCATTACCCGTTTCGATACACCTAATACCTTCTTCTACTTAGACCCACCCTACTATACAAAGGAGCATTTATACGACAGAGAAGACGCAGATGCTTTTACCAAGCATGAAGAGCTGGCAGCCATCCTGAAGCAGATCAAAGGTAAGTTCCTGTTATCCTACAATAACGACCCTTATATCCGCACACACTACCAAGGCTTCACCATTGAGGAAGTCGAAGCGCAATACACCGTCTCCGGTGCTTTTCAGACTGAGACAGAGTTGTTGATTAGGAACTTCTGAGATGTTGTACTACACTCTTTCCAGTATTTTTGAAGTGCCTTTGACGAAGTTCTTTCTCAATACATACTTCATCTCTGCTTCAATATGAGCTTGCAAATTGTAGAATTGGAGTTCCGTTCCCCTTGTGAGCATGTAATCTCTCATTGCGGCTTCGAATTCAGATTTAGTCACTTTTTCCTTATTTGCAGCTTTCACCATTTCTTCTGCTCTTTCTTTGTCACGTTTTACACCTGCGTAACTTAAGTTTCTTTGAAACGGTCCAAAGCAACCAGGGATGAGTTCTTTCCACGACATTGTGATACCTCTCTTTCTATGTTTGAGTTTTCTATAATGCATATTTTTTGCTTTGTCAATAACTATTTTCGCTTAAGGAAACTATGCCAGATCTAACGTTTAAACTCATTCTCGTCACTGACGATGCCAATGTCAAGCTTGCCGAAGTCAAGCAGGAGGCAGTGTCTGCCCAGTCTGTGGTAGAGAAGCCTGTCTCGGTTAAGATATCTGCAGAACAGGCATTGGCTACCATTCGTGATGTGAAGATTGCAGTCGATGGAGTGGTGGCTGTAGTCGGTGGTTTGGTGCGCTCAATGAATGGTTTACTGGATGCTTCGCTGGGTCAGAGGCAGTCCTTCAAGCTGGCTTCTATAGCCTTTGGAGAAGCTGCAGATGAGATGAGTAAGTTTGCTTCCTCTATGCAGGAAGTGACCAATTTTGAGGATGATCAGTTGTTGGCTCTGATGTCCAAGCTCTCACAGACATTCAAACTGAACAAGGACGAGATACAGCAGCTGGCGCCGATGCTGCTGGACTTTACCGAAGCCAACAAAGCCACCGGGATGACAGTGGAGTCTGCCTTTGATCTCATGGGTCGGGCACTGAATGGTCATACTGAGATGCTGGGCAGATATGGCATAGAGCTGGATGCTACCCGGCTTAAGACAGAGGGTGTGACGTATCTGGTTGAGAAGTTAGGTGAGGACTATGGCGGTACCGCTACTGCTCTGGCTGATCTGCGTCTGCAGAATGCTAATGCCTGGGGTGATATCCAGGAGACAGTGGGCGATATGCTGACCGTCCTGATCAATCCTCTCTTGCAGGGGTTGAGGTGGTTGATGGATGCCTATCAGAGCCTATCTCCGGTCATGCAGGGCTTCGTTGCCGGGATCGTGATTGCCATTCCTTTGATCGGGACTATTACTGCTGCCATTACAGCTCTGACTGCTGCCTATCATGCGCTTAGGATAGCTATGAACCCGGTGGCAGGAATCATCGGAGTTGCGGTAGGTGTTCTGTCTGCCCTGGGACTGGGTCTGGCAGCGGCTTCGGTCAAGACTGAGGCTGTAACTGCAGCTCAGAAGTCCATGAATGATGAGATCAAAGACTGTGGAAAGCAGGTCTCGGTGGAAGCTGAGAAGTTCTCGCTCCTGGCTAATCGTCTCTTGGAACTGCGCTCTCAGACTACCCTTGCCAATGCCGATAAGACGGAGATGAAGAACATCATCAGATCACTCAATGACAACTACTCTGAGTATCTTGGCAACATCAATCTGGAGACATCCTCTTACAATAGTCTGGCTACTGCACTGCGTAACGCTTCCGATGCTCTGGTGCAGAAGAAGATAGCGGAAGTCTATGGAGAGAAGTATAATGCCCAGATCAGGAAGGTAGCTGAACTGCAAATCCAGATCGACTCTCAACAAGCTGAGGTGGACAGAGTCAGAGCCCGGAAACAACAACTGATGAACTCGGTAGATTGGGAGTTCCTGACCAGTGACCGTAATGCCATGGGCTTCAATCCTGCCACCTACTTCGGTAATGACGGAGAGTGGCTCAAGTTAGAGAGACGGCTCAACCAGTTCAGTGCTTTGCATAGTGAACTGAGAGCTGCCAAGAGCGATCTGCAGCAAATAGGACAAGCCTACAGACAGGCTATGCTCGATGCTCCCGACCTGACATTTACTCCTACCTCAGGTTCAGGTAGTGGAGGTAATGGTACTGGTAATGACTATGATGAGCGTCCGCGTAAACTGGAGCAGTTGGCTCAACTGCAGCAGAGATATGATACTCTGGCAATAGACGATCTGGTTGCCAGGAAGCAGAAGGAACTGGAGATCGAGCGGGATGCTGAGCTTGCCAAGGCTCAGTCACTCGGAGCATCAGAGACTCTCCTTCAAGCAATTCGTGATCACTATGCCGATGAGTCAGTGCGAGTAGAGCAGGAAGCTGCTGATGCCCGAACCAAGAAACTGGAAGCGGAAGCTCAGGAAGCCAAGCGCATAGCCGAAGCCACTGCCCGGGAACAGCAACGCCTGGCTGAAGAGGAACAGCGCAGGCAGGAGGAGTTGGCAGATACCCGCTATGAGTTCGTTAACCGTGGTCTGGAACTGATCGGCAATACCTATGATGCAGAGCTTCGGACTATCGACCAATACTATGCCAAACGCAGGGAGAAGCTGCTTGCTGCTGGCTTTACCGAACAGCAGATCACTCAACAGACTGAGATGGCGAAGTCCAGGATCAGAGACCAGTATGACCAGAAGCACTTTGAAGGTGTATCTCAGATGCTGGGTAACCTGGCAAAGGCAACCGAGGTGTTCGGCAAGAAAGGCTTTGCCCTCTGGAAGACCCTTGCCGTAGCCCAGGCGATGATGGATACCTATTCCTCAGCTACCGCAGCTTACAAAGCAATGGTGGGTATCCCGGTCGTAGGACCCGGACTGGCGGTTGCGGCTGCCGCAGCAGCAGTGGCGGCAGGTCTTGCCAATGTAGCAGTGATCTCCAATACCGAGCCACCCAAGGCAGCCACCGGAGGTATGTTAGTTGGCAGATCACATAGCCAGGGTGGCATCCTGATAGAAGCTGAAGGTGAGGAGTATATCACTGCCAAGGACAGAGTCAAAGCTCTGGGTAGGAACCTCTTTGACTTCCTCAACTTCGCTCCGATTGAATCGGTGAAGCTTGCCTTTGCCGGCATGCCTGTTCCATCAGTTCCCATACCTGCCAACATCGGATCATATTATAGCACAGGTGGCAGTATCATGAGTGGAGGCAGTATGACTACCATCATGGATACAATCGTCTCCGTTGTACGGGAAGAGTTCAAGAGTCTCCGGCAGAGCATCTCCGATAACCAACCCAACATCGAAGTCAATGTCGACCCCTTATCCAATGACCCGGTCAAGGTATCACAGATCGCCGATAAGGGTAAGTTGATCAGAAGTGAAGTGTAGGAACATTAATGCCTAACCTGTTCAGAATCGACTTTGTTCAAGGCAAGACCGATGCTCAAGACTATAACCAGGTCAAGCATAGCCTGATCGATACGGCGACCAATAGAGCTATTATTACACTCAGTATATCTGCCGATAAGCTGCAAGCGGTCTCCAACTACAGCCGGGAACCCAAGCGATTGGTCTTTGAGTGCTTCCCGACTACTTGGATCAATGCCAACATCCTCTCCGGAACTAATGAGCATGAGCGGTATATCTCCCACTTTGAAGTAAAGGTCTATCGGGATAATCTGCTGTTCTTTACAGGCGTCATAGATACATCTCAACTGTCATTCGATATCAGCACAGGTATCCTCAAGTTCACCTGTTATGATAAGATCAAGCTCTTGTCTGTCTATTCCGATCTCACACACTATTATAGCCTAACTGCAGGTTATCAGCCCGTCTGGATACTGGGTTACTTCCTGCAGGATATTGAGCAGAAGATACCTGTATCCATACCCTATAGCAATCAGTTCAATTTACCGACCCTCAATATCCCCATGGTAGATTCCATAACCATAGTCCATGTTGACTTTGATGATGTGAACCAGTTTCCTGATCCTCCCGGAGGCTGGACCTACACTAACCACAGTTCTGGATGGCCAAGCCCCCGCTGGGGATATGTGATCGATACTCCCGGTAACAAGGTCACCTTTGTCTTTGCCTATAAAAAGGTGATCCAGGCTACCTATCCCAGTCCTGCTGCAACCCGCTATCAAGGACGCTTTCGTGGCAGGGTCTACAGCTTCTATAACGGTATCTGTCCGGTAGTAGCTGAGTATGATGAGAAGACCGACTGGGTGGAAGATATTACTTCCTTAGATAACGCCTATAATGAGTTCATCAGCTTCTTTACCGATAATGGTATCTCCAACACCACTCTGATGTCCGGACTGAGCAGTACCGGCTTCCTGGATGGAAGAAGCTATGGCAGCAGTCAATACGTTAACCACTGGATCGAAGCAGATTGTCATGGTAATATCTTTCCCAGCCGTATCCAACCCGGTAAGTCTTACGAGACCTATCAGGAGGAGCAGACCGATAACCTCAAGGCTCTGCAGACCATGCTGATGTTTTATAATGCCACTATCTTCACCAATGCCTCAGGTCAGATTATCCTCAAGAACAAGGATGCCTATGCCACTTCCATAATAGACATAGCAGACGATGATGTGATCAGCTTCACAACCAAGCGGGGTAATCAGGAGAAACCCGATATCAAGACCATCGATGTCCTGGCAGGCGACACCACTCAACTGCAGGGCATTATCAAAGACTACCTGATTGGCTTCTATGACTCCAAGTGGAGCATCGAAACTACAATAGATAAACTCAACCAATACAATCTCTCCCTCCAGTCCAAGATCAGAATCAGAAACCAGGTCTACGCCATTACTGAACTGGAGAGAGATTACATCAATGATGAATACAAGGTAAAAGCATGGCTGCTTTGAAGGGCTGGAGACTGATCCGGCAGACTCCTGAGATGATCTATTACTTCAACTGCTCCAACGGACAGCTGGAATACTCTCCCAAGCGGAAGTACAGGATAGAGAAGCGTAATGCCTTTGACCCCTCCATACTTTATCAGAGAGACGAATACAGGGAGGACAGTTTCGACCTGCAGGCAGTGCTCAATCCCGATGAGTATTACACCCTGATGAGCTTCCTGACTGCAACAGGCAATCTCTATCTGGAATACAATGCCTACAATGAAATCAGAAGTCAGTTCCCGGTCACTGTATCCCAGTTCCCCAAGTGTCCGGACGATCTGCATGACTTTCCCGAAAAGGTGAAGTTCAGTCTGGAGTCCAGATACATAGGCAGTCCCGGCTATATCGACTTCGGGATCATCGCCATTGAAGACGATGGTGAGACAGTCACCTCTAATTAATAATAAGGAGTAATGATGCATAAATATGGTATAAGCTATTACATCATGGAAGACGGCATCAGAAAGCCCCAGACTGGAGTGGATGTCCGGCTGCTCAGACCCGGAGATGCCTGGCAGAACGGTACCAAACTAATTGAGACCGAGACTTCCGGGCATTATGAGGTTCTGATTGAAACCGAAGCCAATTGCGGCTTCTATGAGGTCTGGGACAACCGGGGCAATCCCAATGGAAGTTTCAGCGGCAAGACCTGCACCATCGGGAAGCTCGATGCCAGAGGATTACAGAACGATTGTATCTATGGCAATCACATCCTGGATGGAGTGGTCACAGGAAGTAAGATAGCTAATGGAGTCGTAGCAATTAATCATCTCGATACCAGCATCAGACTTCCACTATCAAAGCTGCAGTATGAGCTTCATAATCAGGATAACGGGATCGGAGACACCACCCAAGCATCCCCTGCCAATTGTCATGATGATAAATACATCACACACAAGCTCGATAAGGAATACGAGACCATACCCCATGTCATCCTGACCAATCAGTGCAATTGCTTCCTCTACATCTTCGATATCAAGCAGGAAGGCACTCAAATAACCATTACCATAGGGGTAGGGAATAACTTCGATGCCGACTTTGCCAAGTACCAGTTGCTTGCCTTGCCCTACTAAACCATACACAAGAGAGAAACCCGGCATAACCGGGTTAATGTGATATGTATATGACTATTACTTCTTTTCGAGTCTGCAGATCAACTCAGCCATGAGGTTGATCACTTCCTTGTAATCTCCGCATTCCCAGGCATCATCGGCTCTGGTCTTGATCTCGTCAACCGTCATCTTCTCCGACTGCAGCCAGGGTCCCCGGAACTGATTCCACCAGTTTTCGTAGTGGAAGTCATCTGCTGATGGATCATCAATTACCGGTTCGGCATCATCCAAACCAGTCTTATCCATCTCAATCACCCGCATGGTCGATCCTAACTTCAATACCCCTGCCTTCTCTGCCAGAGCCTCAACAGGCTGCTCAGTGCCATCTTCTCTCATCATTACGATCTGGCTGCCTGATTTCGCCATCTGCTCCAGCGTTGCCTTGTCCTTGCCATTCTTGTTTTGCTTGTTCATCTTGATCTCCTTCTCGGTTACCCGACTGTTAAATTATGGGTTCTACATAGAACCCGTCGCAACCGTGGTCAAGTCCTTTCTGCACAATAGCATAAGAATTGCTAAGATACCAGATAATGCCAGATTGGGAAGATGTAAGCATAAGTGCTGCACTGGAAGCATGTTGAAAACTCATTTGCAGAAATGGTGATATTTTCATGCTTTTGGGAGGTAAATATCAGTTTGGTTTCAATAACTATCTAACGCTCTTGTATGTATGTAGTTGAGAAAACTCATTTGCAGAATTCAGTGGAACTCCATTTGCAGAAATGGTGATACTCATTTGCAGAAACGGTGATACTCGCCCTCCGCTGTTTCAGACGATTTGCAGCCAATGTGATACGATTTGCAGAATTAAGTGAGACTCTATACAGTGATAATGGAAAACCGAGGAAACTGAACTTTCTTATCCACAGAAAATAAATCTCTTGACACAGAAAGCTAAGTTAAAAAGAGTGTAAGTGTGTATAAGATTATTGTTGCTGATAACAGCAAACCAATATTAGATAACATGTATTCACTCAAGGAGGTGAACATGAGAAAGAGAAGGATTATTTTGCTCCTGATTTTATCAGGGCTATGTTCAGTTTTTTTTGCACAGGCAACCGGTGATTACCGCAGCAAAGCTACAGGAAACTGGGATGCGTTAACCACCTGGGAAAGATATGATGGCTCAAGCTGGCAAGAACCAACAGCTCTGCAAGGAACGCCAACCAATTCCAGTGGAGTAATCACCATAATCAGTCCCAATGTAGTAACCGTTACCGCTGGTGTCATGATTGATCAGGCAACCGTTAATAGCGGAGCTCAAATTACCATCAATACAGGAGTCACACTTACCGTGGCAAATGGAAGCGGTACCGACCTTACCGTAAATGGCTTGATTAAAAACGCAGGCACTGTAACAGCTACCGGAACAATTGTGTTTTCCAGCACAGGAAAATATCAGCATAACTGGCCCGCCAGCGTTGTAGGAACCATCCCTACCGCTACCTGGAGTGATGGCTCTGTTTGTGAGATAATCAACATGTCAGGAACAGGAGGCACTACTAAACTGCAGGGCACCAGCCAAAGTTTTTATGATTTCATCTGGAATTGCACTGGGCAGTCCCAATCGGTCTATATAAGAGGTGATAGCTTCCGTCCGGTTAGGCATGATTTTAAAATGCAGAGTACCGGAACCTCAAACTTGGAAGTGTCCGGTGTGGAAGGCGGTCCGCCCTGGAGACTGGACTTTACGAACTATATCCAGACTGGTGGTACTTTCACGATTACGCGTAATATGACTGGTGCGCCAAACTATACCATGAATGTAGCGGGTAACTTTTCCATGAATGGTGGAACTCTGACTACCTCTGCTGCCTATGCTACTCTCAACTTTAATGGAACAACTGGAACGCAAACTTTTAGTAAGACATCCGGAACCCTTTCAGGAACTATTAATTTCGTTGTTGCAAACGGTTCTACCCTCGATGTCGGATCCAGCATTATAACAGGTTCGGGATCATTTAATCTGGGTTCAGGTGCAAGCTTGATTACCGCAAACACCAATGGGATTACCTCAAGTGGTGCAAGCGGTAGTATCCAGGTTACCGGAACCAGGACATTCAATACTGGAGCAAACTATACTTATAATGGTTCTTCATCACAGAATACCGGTAATGGTTTAACCGGAGCAAATAATCTAACTGTGAATAATGCGGCAGGGGTAAATTTTACCAGTTCCGTGACAGTTAGCGGAGTCTATACTCAATCCAACGGTTCTGTAAGCGGAACCACACCTTCAGTGGACGGTTATGCTTCTCAGAACCTGGTTCGTCTGGTGATATTGGAAGATGGAACCCAAATGACAGGTTACTCCGCATCGACATCAATTAACAGCAATCTCCCTGCCAAGATAGATCGTCAGTGGTCTATTACTGGCAGTTTTGCCGGGAATAAAACTGCTACCTTCTATT